TTAACTTACTGATTTTAATAATCCTCCAGTACTGCTCTCGTGGCTATGGGGCATCAATGGGGCAAAATCTGCCAGCTTCTGATTCAGCATTGCGATCTGCTCTGCGCTGCTGTCAGCCATCCATGCACCGTAAACATTGAACACCATCTGCGCGCTCGCATGCCCCATCTGACTGGCAATAAAACTCGGGTTTGCACCAGCAGATAATGACCAGCACGCATAGGTATGTCGTGACTGGTACGCCTTTCTGTGTCTGAACCCCGCGCGCTTTAGTGCTGCTTCCCATGAGTCGCCTACTGAATCGACCCGGTAGATAAATCCGACCTGCTTACTGCGTCTGACCACATGCGGGTTAAAGACGAATGTACACTCATGGGTCACCGAACGACCGTACTCACGTAACTGCACTTCAATGTGATATTGCCTGCCCAGCCTTGTCATTTCAGCCTGATTTTTCAGGATGCTGATTGCGGGCTGGATAAGATGCACCACTCGATCTGTGCTTGCCTCGGTTTTCGGTAGAGTGAACTCACCAAGTTTCGTATAATTACGCCTGACGGTAATTGTTCCCGCCTTCAGGTCGATATCTTCCCAGGCCAGGGAGACCAGTTCCCCGTGACGCATTCCTGTGTACACTGCTAATGACCACAGGTTTTTCGTCTGCTGATGCCGGCATGCATCTATCAGGCGAATAAATTCATCACGAGACAGAGGATCTGGTTCTGCCCTGGCTTTTTTCAGAGGCTTAATTCCTTCGAATGGGTTCACCTCTAAGTAACCGTGATCCGCAGCAAACTGAAACATTCCGGCCATTGTCGTCATGTAATAGTTCACAGTAACAACGCTTCGCCCTTTTGCCGGGGCTTTGTTTTTCGTCGGATTCTGGTAACCGGTCAGCAAATCTTTCCTGAGATACAGCAATTCCTCTTTGGTTACTGCTGACGCCAGGCGGTTACCACCGATCCTCGGAACCATATTCCTTGCGACAGACTCATAGCGATTGAATGCGTTCGCGCAGATTTCCATCCGTTTCAGATCCAGCCATTTTTCTTCAAGTTCTTTCACTGTAATGTCTTTTTTACTTACACCAAAAGCCTTGAGGTTAGGGGAGTCAGGAAACTGGGTTGCATAATCAAAGGTTCCTGTGCGGATGGCAAAACATACTGATGTCCGCAGTTCCCCGGCTATCTTCCTGTTCTTAGCGGTATCAGGGACACCGAGACTTTCCCTGACACGCTTACCTTTAAAATTAAACCAGATGCGTAGTGTGCCACCGTGGTTTTCGACGCCTGTTGGATATGTGACTTTATCCATTGGTGTTACCTCCAGACGCCCAAGAGCGATACGAGCTTACCTTTTTCATGGCATCAAATCACCCTGGCTGCTTGCTTTTCATTGAAGCGACCCAGGCATCTACAGCCTTTCTGTTATACATGCACTCACTGGAAGGTTTAGGATTTCCGTCAGGCGATACGTGGATATACTCCCTCCCAATCATCCAGCATTCTTTTCTGGCACGGAGGATGGTTCCGGGTTTGAGCCCGGTAACCGCGATCAAAACGCTTTCACAAACCCAATCGTTGGGAGCTAACTGGAAAATATTGCTCATAGTTATTTCTCCATTATCCCGGCTGCACCCGGGGAAAACTTTAGCTGTTGCTGGTGGTTGGGATTAGTTTCTGCCAAATCGCTGAAACATATTTCGCCTGGTGGCGGGCATCAGCCAGTGCGTTATGTGCAACCCCATCAAATGGCATATCACGCTTAGGATCGAAACCTACAGCTCTGCCTAATGTGACGATGGTTCTGACGTCGTGATCATTCCAAAATTGCCACGGGCAAACCTGGCCGGCACGCTCATATGCGCCGCGCAATATAACGTTGTCGAAAGTAGCTCCATTGCCCCAAACTTTTAAATATTTAGGGTTATCAGAATGCCGATTAATGAAATGGCTCAGTTCAGATAGGGCAGACGATATCGGCATCGCATCATCAACACAGATTGCTGATCGTGCTTCTGAGCTTTGTCTTAACCACCACAGAATAGTGTCACCGTCCGGCACCGCTCCCTGCTCCATAGCGCTTTCAAGATTAACGGCGGTGTAAAACTCCTGACCCAGTTCACCGCTTTGCGGATCGAAGAATACGGCACCAATGGAGACGATAGGGGCATTCGGTTTTTTGCCCATGGACTCAAGGTCGATCATTAAGTTGTTCACGTTAAATATTCTCCTGTTTGGCTATTCAGTAATCTTGCCGCGACGCATCGCACGTAGGTTTTTCAGGTTTGTTTCCTGCTCTATTTCGGCACATATTTTGCGATACTCATCATGCTCCACTCGTTCAAAATCTTCGTTAAAGCGTTTGATGCTAATCGTTCTCAGCCCGCCATCATTGCGTTTAATTCGGACCGAGTGATCACTACAGCTATGGATAATTACGGGCCAGTTGCTACTGTCCGTGTAGATTTGACCGCGCCGAATCAGGCTAAACATTCTTATTTTTTCTCCTGCTCTGACTGTTCTTTGATATGCAATCGAGGTTCCCCGTCTTTCGGCTCAGGCCATTGGCGAACCTTATTTATAGCCAGCTTTTTTATCATTGCCTGGGTAATCTGCTCATCACTGATACCGGCACGACGTTGCGCATCCCATAACAGGAATTGCATGTCAGCCCATTCGCTAAGGTCGCCTGGTTCAGCAGCAGCCTCGAGCGCTTCTTTGGAAAGGTGCTTCAGCGGACCAACTGGACCGACATCGCCGAAAGTAGCCTGTGACCACGCTGCATGCTCACGGCGTACCAGCTCGCGGGCAATAGCCCCATCAATCACCTTCAATACATCAGCGAGAATGTAGGCTCTGTTCCCGCCGTTTGAGTATTGGGTATCATGCAGCAGGTGTTCGCGTATCTGGTGCAGGCGATCGAGTGATACAGGACCGTGCGCCGGGTGGGTGTTAGTTGTCATGCCGTAGCCCCTTCTTGATATTTTTCGAACCAGAACACCACTGGGTCAGATTTCATTTCAACCAACCCCATGCGAACCAGCGCTTTTCCTTTCCCGGACACAAGGAATTCACGACGACCATCACCGATAATTCGCCGGTAATCTTCCAGGCTACTGCAATGCTTGTGCAGATTGCATGGGTGACATGCTGGAACCATGTTTGATATATCGTCACGTTCCTGGTGAAGCATATTTCCATCAAAACGAATGACCGGTTTTACATGGTCTGCATGCCATTTATCTCCAAGCTCACACCCACAGTAAGCACAGCGGCCTCCAAACTTCATGCGCAGTTCTGCACGTTGTTTTTTCGTCAGTGCCATCTCACTCCCCCTTCACGCCAATGCCAGCGGCGGCGACACGTGATTGAATATCTGCTTTCGCAACACCTTCCCACTTATCGCCATGCTCTAGGTAAATGCCAAGAAACCAGTGGATAACAGCGGCCTGTTCATGCTCAGATTTACGTCTGATTTCGTCGCCACTTTTGCGCATAAGCTCCGCCAAATGCGAGCATGTAAAATTAGGTCGGCCTAATATCGCGATCAGGTCATCATTAAGCGGTGGCAGTACAACCTCCCGCGCCTCCAGCTCCGCTATGCGCTTCTCTGCGGCTTCCAGTTCATCCAGCAGCGCCAGAGCCATCCTTCTCATGCGGTCCTTGCTGCATATCTCAAACTCTTCACGCATCGCTTGTTTGTTGAGTGCTGTCATTGGGCTGCTCCCTGTCTGGCTCTATTCAATAGCTGGTTAAACATCATGGTTAGGCTGTTACTGCAACCAAACGGCATATCGTTAATGCGGTATGTTGGAATACCCTTGCGAACACCAGACTTCACGATCCGACCGGTGCCATAGAGCTGAGATAATGCTCCGGCGACCGCTGGGGTCTTTTTGTTCATACCTTTGGCGATTTCACCGCTGGTGGTATTCGGATTAGCCTGTAGATATTCAAATACAGTCATGGCGTTTTACCTTTACGTTCTTGTTCCAGTTGCACCAGAGACTCTTTTAATGCTGCGAACGTAGCGTCCAGCCTGGTGGCGACTTCGCGCATAAGCGGCGCATGTTTTGGTGGCAATTCAGCAACGGAGGCAAACGCCTCCGCTACGAGTTCTTTTACCTTCATGCGGCGCATTGGCGCGGCTCCATCAATTCGTTAAAGCGATTGATGAACATGCCGTATGACTGGCCAGGACGAACTGGGTTGATAATGAATAAATCCGTTGGGGCAACTCCCTCGAGGCATGGCCAAATGGAACCTTCGTCAATCTCAAAATCGCGGCGTTCGCTGGCGAGCATCACCAGATCGGCATATTTCACAGTTGGGTGTTGTTCCGTCGGTAGGCCAAATTTCTGGCGAATAGCAGCGTCTACGCGAGCTTCGATCGCCTGGTAATCCGGTAGCAGGCGCTTAAGAGGCGAGGGGATATCCTGCAGGTAGGCTTCGGCGGCATCATGAAGCAGTGCTTCTAATGCAAACTCCTGTGGAACGAGGTGGCTGGTTAAAACGCTATGCTGGCCGACGCTATAAAACTCAGGAAGATGCCCTGCAAAACGGCAGATATGAGACAAAGCGGTAGCAATATCCTCGATCACGATATCGTCCTGTTGGATATTGAGGTAATTAAAATGTTTGCCGGATAATGTCTGAATGTAGCTCATGGTTTTCTCCATATTGGCGCGCTGCACCGCGCCATTAAATTAATGAATTGCTGAATTTAGCGTGCAGCAACCCAACCCATGCTTATGGGGGTAATTATTGCCTAGTGTTTATCGCTTGGCTTCGCCGCCGAGAGAGGTTGTTAATCCGTTAATGAGAGAGATAAGCTCGCCGGTCATCAGAACAAAGTCAGCGTCGAACCGCTGAGCCGCATCCTCACGGTCGATATCGTCGTTTTGTTCTGTCAGCTCATCGGAGAACTTAAGGCGCTTGATGCTGCCGTCATCGCAAAGAACGAACTGAATGCGCTGTTGCCAGTCGATAGACAGCTTTGTAACTACTTTGCCAGCTTCCAGATGCACATGAATTTCGTCGCTGACCAGAGCCTGTTTTTTAAAGCGTCCGATACCGCCATTTTCAAGAATGGCTTTCAGTTCGGCTTCATCACCCAGGCCAAAGCCAGCAGGCGCACTACCAGAACGAACCCAGTCGGTCATAGTTAGTTCGATCGGCGTTTCCATAGTCAGCGGTACCACCGGGAGAGAACCGAGAGTTTTACGAAGCAGGGCCAGTGAGTCTTCGGCACGTTTAGCGCTGGCTGCATCAACCATGATCAGACCGTCGGTGACGTTGATCCACAAACCAACAGTCGAGTTTTTGGAGAACGCCCGAGGAAGCAGGGAGTGCAACACTTCATCACGCAGCGAATCTTTCTCAGTTTTTTTGAGGCGACGCCCCTGATCGGATTCCAGACGCGACACACGCTTGCGCAGTTCTTCAGCAATGACAGGAGATGGCAGTATTTTTTCTTCCCGGCGAATAACCAACAACACTTGATTATTGACAGTGTGATGCAAGCAATCTGACCGCTGACCCAGTGGTGATACCCAACCGGTTTTTGCCATATCCTGGCTACCGCATGGAGTGAAGCGAAATAGTTCAAGCTGCTGTTCCAGCTCTTCCTGGTTGATGGTGAAATCGCGACTAAGGCGGTACACCAACATATTTTTGAAAAACGGATTATTCATTCTCGGTTCCTCAGCGCATCTGCACAGACGCTAAAAAGTTAGTTTCTCCATACACAACAGAGAAGGGCACCTGCATTGGTTGGCGGTTTGAGAGACCGCTTTCTTTTTGCCCGGGTGGATTGGGTTATGAGCCCGTCACACGGTGATACCCTTTTCTGTTGTGTAAAAAGGGCGGTACCAGCTAATTGATGGGATGTAACTGGTACCGCCAACACTTCACGCAGCATTCAAGTTGTGGCGCCAGGCGCTTGTCTTCTGGTTGTCTCGATGGACTGCAATTCACCACAACGAAGAGAACATTGCCGGTGTTCGAATCGAACGAACCTTTTCCCTGCCCAACCCTCCCAACTAAATGGGACTGTCTGGAATCGAACCAGCACTTATGCCTTGCTCGTCAATGTTCTCATCGTTGTGCCCTGAAAAAGGCTGGCGGTTACCGGAAATACACGGGAAAACACCGGGCCGCCAGAACAGGGAAGTACTTGTTATTGCTTTGGCCTGCTTTTAACCACATCAGGCGTGGTGGTATCCTTCAAAGTCCCTACAACCCCGAAGGAATCAAAATGATTAATGGAATCGCTCACCTCTTTACCCAGATCAAAAGCAATATTGCTCAACTTCGCGGTATCCAAATCAGTGGCTATGTTGATAGCTCTGAAGTTTCCTGTGTCACAAACCGCGCCGTGCTAATCTGTGCTCTCGACATCATTCTCTATGAGCACCGTAAAAAGTACGGGAATCAACTCAATGGACTTAACGGAAAACAGGCTCTTCACCACAAGTTGCTTCTCAAATACAAATGGCCGCTGTCAGTAATTCGAGATTTAACACTTACTGATGCGCTGCTTGCCCTGCACGATGAAATCCAGTTCTCTGCTCTTCCGGAGCCAGCAAGTGAATATCTCTCGCGCATTACTCACTCAAATTACCCAGTTAACTTCCCTGATTATTTGGACGCTGAATGGGACCCTGAGCTGTCCGAGAAATTTCTAATTGAGATTCAAGGGTAGCTTCAGTGATCATTGAATCCACTTCTTCAAGCCTCCGCACACAGGAGGCTTTATCCATATGTAACTGACGAAGATGCGCCATTGCTTCAACCTTCTTACACAGCCACTGATAAAGCTCTTCGTTGTTCATGCTACCGGCATAAATATGTGGTTCGTTCTCTTTCATCCTGAAACCCCTTGAGAATTTATGTGTTAGCTAATCATCCCGGCCTTCATATGCCCCGGGCGGCTACTTCGTGGGCGTCCTGCCTGTTCGCTGTTGATGAATTAAATCTAACTTAACTTAGCTTTTAGATCAAGATAAAACACCAAACTATTCTTAGCTTGATGTTAAGAGGAAGGTTAGAGGTGGGTTAAAGTTCGTACTGAACGCCTTTGACAACTCCGATAATCAGGCAATTACCGTTTATTGAAATGTTTGGATAGCGTGGATTCAAGGGAACTAAGAACTTTTGAGGCCCATCGATGACGAGTTTTTTTACAGTAGCCTCGTTTGTCCCATCAAGCCTGGCTACGACTATCTTTCCATTAAGTGGCTCTGCATCAGGATCTACTATGACCGTTGCCCCTTCAGGGATTGTGGGGAGCCCATTAGGGTTTGTCATCGAATCACCTTTGACCTCCAATGCAAAGGAGTTATCACCTATCCTGAGTGATGTTTCTACCCACTTATCTACTTCACTGAAAACTTCTGCTGCTTTACATTCTGTAAACTGTCCAGCCTGAACCCAAGATATCACCGGAATCCTTCGCATCTTGGTTATCAGATTTCCTTCGAATTCAGTGCCATAAAGTATGTAATCAATTGATGTGTTGAAATACTTTGCAAGTTTCGCAAGTGACTCACCGCCTGGCACATTAATGTCTTTTTCCCAATACCCAACCGCCACATCGCTAACACCACAGAACTTACCCAGTTCTTTCTGCGAAGTTTTAGTTATGCGCCTGAGAGCTTTGATGCGCTGACCGACAGTTTCCATTTGAACACCATAAAAAATTAAAAGGCTAAGCAATCTTAGTTTTTATTGACCAAAGTTAGATTGGTTATTAATATCTAATCAAACTTAGCTAAGGAGGCATTATGACAACCGATGATATTGAAAACTACTTCGGCAGTACTGAGAAAGTTGCCGAGTTTTTTGGAATCACAAGCGAGGCCGTTTACCAGTGGCGTAATAGAACTGGTCGCCTAATCCCGAAAGGACGTGCAGCAGAAGCAGCCTATCGGACTGGGGGAAAATTGGTTTTCCATCCCGACCTTTACGAAAAGCGTAGCGAAGCTTCAGTAAAACTCAAACCACAGGAATAAGGGGTAAGCCGTGGGTAATGAGATAACGATAGTAAATTACGGAGCAACCATTGCGATTGCCCCAATCACATTAGCTTTCGCTAACCAGCTGCTGATGCGCTTTGAAGGAAGCGAACTGCATGCGGCCTTCGGCATTGATTTCGAGTCCGCGATCAACACACCAGGTGATGAACTCGGCTGTCTCCGCCTTAGCTTTGATCACTCTCTGACCCTTCCGCTCAACGCGCTTAATAAGCTTCTCGGCATCTCGCTTCCAGTCGGTGTAGCTGTCAGCAAGAACGTCAGCATCAGTAAAAATCTTTTTGTACTCATGGTATTGGAGTGCATCACGGAACCAGAAAACTCCTACCGCCTGAACCTTCATGTCGAACCTCCCTTGGTTCTTAGTTGTGGAAAACCAAGAGTAACACCAGGGGAAGGTTTGGCACCAACAAAGGTCGATAGCAATGAATGAACACTGGAAAGTAGAAAAACAACCAGCATGGCTGGTGGCGGCAATAAAAAAAACGATCACTGATTTGCCTGGTGGTTATGCCGAAGCGTCGGAGTGGCTCGGTGTTTCAGAGAACGCCCTTTTTAACCGGCTCCGAGTTGACGGGGATCAGATCTTCCCGATGGGTTGGGCGATGGTGCTGCAGCGTGCTGGTGGCTCAAACCATATCGCCGATGCAGTTGCGCGTCATTCTCAGGGCGTATTTGTACCACTGGCAGATGTTGATGATCTGGATAACGCCGATATCAACCAGCGCCTGATGGAGTCCATCGAATGGATAGGTCGTCATTCTAATTTTGTGCGTAAAGCCACGGCTGATGGGGTAATTGACGCAGATGAGCGTGCTCAAATTGAGGAAAACAGCTATCAGGTTATCGCGAAGTTCCAGGAGCACGTAACGCTTCTTTATCGAGTTTTTTGTGTCGCTGAAAAGAGTGACGCCCGCGAGTGTGCAGCTCCGGGCGCCTTGGCGAACAACTCTTCGAGTATGGAGAAATAATCCGCATGAGCAATTTAATCGTAAATCCTCACTTACCGCAACTACGAATGATCCCGGTGCCGGGTCTTCCGCTGTTTCGGTATGAATGCAAAGTATCAAATCGCTGGGTGTCATGTAACCACAGCCAGGCTGCCGTAATTGTGGGGGTCTACTATCGGAGGGCAAAACGCCTGTGCGCGAACTTAACCGAAGGTTCAAAGATCACCGCGGAGTGCCAGTCCGTGTTATCCGCTGGGAGCCAGAAACACAGCGCGTTATCTACCTGCGAGATGGCTATCCACACGAATGCTTCAGCCCACTTGAGCATTTCAGACAAAAGTTCAGGGAGATAACGGACGATCATGAGCACTAAATTAACCGGCTACGTATGGGATGGTTGCGCATCGTCGGGCATGAAGTTGTCTAGTGTTGCGATCATGGCTCGTCTTGCTGACTTCAGCAGCGATGAAGGTGTGTGCTGGCCGTCAATTGAA